ACATCTTAGCGTTATTAAAGAAAGCTGCTTTATCAGTGTTATCAACCGCAGAGCCGCTGGCAATTACTTCATCAGCAAAACCGGCATCAACAATCTCAGAACCGAAAAAGAAAGTTTCCTCATCCATCAGAGAATGAATTTCTTTTGCATCTTTACCGGAAATCTGTTCGTAATACTTAGCCATCAGGTTATCAATCGAAACGAGTAAACCTGCTTCTTTTTCAAGCTCCAGGTGATTACCCATAACCGTAGACCATGCGTTATGAATCATGTAAACAGCATTGTCTTCAACAAGAATTTTGCTTTCCGGATTTTCGATTTTTGCCGCAAGCGCGATAATAGATGCGCTGGATGCAGCCATTCCCTGAACATAAGTTTCAACAGTTACCTCTTTATGCTGGCGCATAAAGTTCCTGATAACGTTGAAAACTGAGATACATTCCCATACAGAACCGCCGGGCGAATCAATCACAATTTGAACTTTGTTATCTTCTTTGTCATAATCATTAAGCTCACGACGCATAAAGTCAGCAGTTATACCGCTTTCCCACCATGAATCGCCTATGCGCTTATTAACCAATATTGATTTCATAGTGTTATTTTGTACCCATCGCACTGGAAAAACTATCAACAAAAATAAAAAAAAAAGTCCGGCATTTCTGCCGGACTTCCTCCCACTTAAAGGCTTTCTCCCACTTACAAAGCCCTTAATCGCTCATACAAATTACCAAGAGCGTTTCCAATATGATTAACACATTTTTCACTCAAACCGCCCCTGTTATTCATCATAACCTCAGAATAAAGCTCCAGATGATACACAATATCATCAATCTTTTCCCTGATTTCAAAAGGAACTTCTTCCTTAGCTGGTAAATTTTTTTCGTCTGCCATAATAAAACTCCTAATTTTATTTTTCATCGAAGTTTTTCAAAAAGTACAGATTACACATTGCATGATCCAGATGACTTTTTCCACTCTCCGGATCTACCTTTTCCCCGCTCTGCCATGCCGTTAAATGTCGCATTAAGGCAGCAAAATATCTGTTCTTACCGTCAGGAACTTTCTTCCAGTTATCACGCGCATATTTCTCCGCACCAAATGTAAGAACTTCGACACAGCCTGTTAATGCTTTCAGGTCCAGAAGCGACCAGTCCGGCTTGCCTTTATCCGCCTTAACTCCGCATCCAGAATGAATGTCTTCCATCAGGCTTAAATCTATTTTACCACTCATTTTATTTTTTGAACCTCAAAAAACCTAAACAATTCTCTAAGCTCCGAACCTTGAATTTCACGCCGTCCTGCTTAAATCCGTCCTGTTCCACCACCAGGATAGAACAGCCATCTACAACACCCATAACTATAGCAACATGACCATATTTATTTTTATCAGTAGGACCCCACACAGCCACATCACCAACGCAAGGATTTATATATACTTTCTCAAAATATTTTTTCTCCAGAGGCATTTTTTCATAGTTCAAAAATAGATCTTTTGCATCTTCCACGCCTCCTGTATGCGGAATCCCCAGCACGTCCTGGCAAAGCTGCCGGAATAAATCAACGCATTGCGCGCCGAATGCCTTGTCATAATCACATTTTTTGCCGGTCCATTTATTCAAAAACTCGTCAATTGTCTGCATCGCTTCTTACTCCTTCATAAAGCTGCTTTGTAAGCTCGTAAGCCTTTTTTGTCGCCTTATAATCAGCCTTAAAATCTTTCAGCTGATTATAATATTCAATCGACATCAAAACCTTATCGTCTTTTTCTACATATTCCACATCGTCATCGCCGGGCTTTGGAAAAACCGGCCACACTACTTCTGGAAGTACATATATAATTTTAGTCGTCGTCGCGCAGGCTGTCAGTGATAGCGTCAAACCTATCACGGCCACTAAGCCCATCAGTTTTATGCTTTTCTTTTTCAGCTTCATCAAACACCTCTTTTTTAATGCGAGCTTCATTCTGAGCAAGTTCTACCTGATAACGCAGCCGCTCAGCCCTCTCATGTTCATCCTTATATTTCTGAACGTTTTTTCTCCATGCCTTAAAAAGCAGAAACACCGCCAAAAGAAGAACAATAATCACAATGCACAAAATTAAAATAGTTTTCATTGTAAGCCCTCCTCGTTTTCATGCCTTGTACTCAACGCATCACTTATCGCAAAAGCTGCTTTCTGACCAAAATTAACACCAAGATACGCCGCAGAAATCCAGAAGAAATCTTTTAATACCGCGCTGAATAAATCCACAGATTTATCAATTGCAGTTGTAATGTTTCTGATACAGCAGATTAAGACTATAACACCCACAATCAGCGTTATAATCAGCCATACCAGCCAAACAAGAAATTTCCGGCTTTGCATTTTTGAACTTTTTTCTGTCTCTTTTTTTTCCTCGTCTGCCATATACACCTCTTATTTATGAATAAAATAACTAATCAAACCGTTTACCGCCGAAGTAACGACGATAGTCAAAATGATTGCCCCGATTTTTTTCCATGCGGCAAGTGCATTTTCGCCGCTTTTTTTTTCCAGTTTGTCAATTCTTTCCCGGATAGCATCATCACTCTTAATGCTTTTGGATATACTTCTATCCAGCTTATCTTCCAGCTTATCCGAGTTATCCTTTATGGCCTTTATGTTTTCAGCCATAACTGGAATGTTTTTGAGGATTTCTTCATGCTGATCTACTTTTTTTTCAATACTTTCAATTTTTGTGTTCATTTCAGTCATCTGCACAGCTGTACTCTTTGACAGTTCAAACATCTGGAGCATCAGCTCTTTATTTGTTAATCCATCAGAACCCATAATGCACCTCCGTCTTACTCTTCGTTATTTTCATCGTCAGAATCATTATCATTGTCATCATTCTGATTTTTTGCCGGACCGTTTCCGTCCATACTGTAAGCAGGCTCTCCGTTATTGTTTTCAAGAATGTGAGGATTAAAGCCAAGCTGGTGAGCGTAATTGATTTCTCGTTTAAGCTGAGCTGCAACTTTTCTGAATGACTTGCCGTTAATTCGGCGGCATTCATCGTCAAATGTCGTAAGACCATTATCCAGCGCATCATTCGCAGCCTTAACGTCTTTAGTTCTTTCAACGCTAGGGCGTGCAATTCCGCTCCAGGTACAGCTGAGCCATGCAGCTTTAATCTGCCATAATTTTGGATCAATAAACGCCGGAATAAATCCAGGAAGCGCAAGCATTCCGCTTAAAACCGCCTGAATAACAAACTCCTCGTAAATAATCTGACAGAAGTCTTTTGCATTTTTGAAATTACGATATTTTAAATAAACTTCAAATTCGTTATTAGCCTGACGGCTTGCAGAATAGCTTGATGTAAACTTTAATTTTGCAATTTCCGGAGGAATTTCAAGCGACCAGCATATAGCGTCAATAATCGCAGCTTCAAAAACAGAAAAATTAACATTCGGGCGATTCGTCTGGTAACTTACAACCTCTTCGCCTGGAGCAAGATCATCAAACACCGTTCCCGGCTGCATCAGCTGAATAGGCTGGTGTCCTTTTGGTGGAACCTCAGAACCGATTCCTGTTTTTATATCGTCTTTTTTAAGCCGTTCCAAACCCATAGTCGGACGAGTTCCAAATGGAGTGTCAGGAGATTTTTTGACCGTAAACGCAATCAAAGCGTTAATTACAGCAGCGCGAAGCTCTGCATCCTTGTATTTATCAACATCAGAAAGCATTGAAAGCACATTAGCCAGAAGCGGCTCACCGCGCACTTTGTCACTCATTTTCTCTGAGCCGTAAACCATCCAGCTTATCTGTCTGCCTGATTTCTCACCCTTTACAGGAATACGTTCAGATTTCAAAACGCCGTTTTCCGTAGTCTGCACAAAATAAGCAACATGACGGTTATATTTATCAAGCTCAACGCCCTGAATAATTCTGTTGCCATCTTTACAGGTATAATCCGCAGGAGTTCTGATATAATTTCCGTTAATCCATTGCCACATCGGAAGCCCATTCGTATGATTAACGCGTGCAACAATAATACCATCACCACACAAAAGAGCCTCACGCCTTACAAGCTCCTGGAACTCACCAAAAGTCAATTCCTTGCCATAGTCAAAAAGCTCATAATTATTTGCATAAAGTGAAAATTGAGAAGTGATTAAATCGCCGTACTTAACAGCAAGATCAGACCGTTTAAGATCATCCATTCCCGGCCACAAAACATCTTCATTCGGGCTGCTGTTTGCAGTCAGTCCGGTAAAAATCTCGTTGCGTAAAATGCGGCGCAAAATACCGCGTGCATAAGGCGAATCAGTCCAAAGCTCCTGAGATTTCTGTCTCAGCATCCAGTAATCAATCGAATTAAAAACCTTAACCAAACCAAGAGAACCACGGAATTTTTCTCCGTTCCATACAGAATTACCAGCCAGAGCTTCTACAACCATGCGCTGATATTTATTGTGAATCTCAGCTTCCCATTTCTTTCTCGATTTAAAATTAAAAATACCCATTTAGAACCCCGGACAAATCTGAGGACATCTGCTGCCCCCATTTTTCAAACGCGCTTCCAGCGTCGCTATTTCACCTAAGAGCTTTTCGCGCCTCATATAAAGACTACTCAAATCAGCACGGCTCACAGTCTGCTTATCCTGACCGGTATCAATCGTATAAGACTGAATGTTTCCGTTTTTATTAAAAGCTGTTATAGCTTTTTCAATTTCGTATAAAAGAATTTTAGCATTCGTTAATTCATCTTGCCAGAAAGTCTGAGAATCCTCATTTACAACAGGACTTTTATCGTCGATAATCATACAGTCTATTATTAACCTGAAAAACTGGAAAAACTATCAACAAAAACTTGATAGTTTTTCCAGGAGAACCGCCGCCATAATAAAGCCATGTATTCCGGCTATAAGATGGTCATAGATGACCCCTCAAAATTTCATTTACTCACAGAAGATATGCAGAAAACCATGTTAAAAGCAGTGGCCGCAACCGTAAACGTTCAGGCAGCACTTACGCGCAAAAACGCAATTGAAAATCTGCATAATGAATTTATCCTCAGAAATACTTTCACAGAAAAGTCAGTAGCATTCGACCGCGCGCCGGAAGATGTAACCAGCTTCAATCAGATAGAAAGTCATGTAGGCGCAAGAGATCGCGCATCCTTCCTGGAAAGACAGGAATCCGGCGGCACACATAAACCAACAAACGGCGGTCAGCTGTCAATTCCTACAACCGAGGCACGCGCCGGCAGTAGAAAAAACACCGTAGAAAAATCACTCTACCGCGCAAAAGTTAATAAAAAAATTATTAAATACAACCCATACCACAAAGGCACTGGAAAATCCGCGCTTGTATCAGCCGCAGAAGTTGCCTATGAGCAGAAGAAATTTCTCAAATACAATAAAAATATATACCGCGTAACCAGCTTTACCAAGTCCGGCGACAATATCAAGTTCAATCTCCAGATGATCTATTTCCGCGGCAAATCAGAAACGCAGACAAAAGCTACCCACTGGCTCACCGAAGCCAGCTTAAAGCCCGCCCAGGATGCACAGGCAATTTTTAATTCTCAAATGAACAAGCTCGATAAATAAAAAAACTCCAGCCGCCGAGCTGGAGTTTAACAAGAAGACACAAAAATGCAGAACAAATTTATGTCGCTTTATTTATAACATGATTTTGTGCATTTTGCAACCATTTCAGAAAATCATCGCTAGGATTCGCTTTTTCCATTCTCTCGCAGAAATCCTCGCGTTTCACAAAAAACTTCACGCAATTAAACTTTTTCAGAAATTTCACGTCGCAGACATTCAAACCGTATTTTTTCACCAGCTCACAAAAACTGCATTCAAGCCCGCTCATTTCATTCCAGCGCATTGTTTCCCCAATCACCGGATAATCATGCAGTAGCAGTTCTTTTTCAAAAGCAATATAAAATTGCAGGCTCTCCTTGTCGCTTCGTGTCATATTCTCCCCTAATCCATCGTAAACATCCCGTAAGCTGCATAATTCCAGAATGCGCTCCAGTCAAGCATATTGCCCTGGAGTTCATTTCGGCAGATAGAATCCGCAAAGATTTCCAGAGCTGCAAGATTGTAAACGTAAGTATCAAAACCGTGATTCGCAGCTCCAGGCTTCGCTCTCCATACGGTCCTGATATATTTATTCGTCCGCTTGTCGTATTCCTCAACCTTTTCCTCAGCCTCAAACATCCTGAAATAATCATCATGGAAATTGTCAGGAAAATTCGGGAACCAGTCCGGCTGCTTCGTTCCCTCATCCCATTGCAGCATATTCATAGCACGCGAAATTCTGTCTTTAAGTTTTCCGGTATTGATATGATATGCCAGCGGCAAGCCGATAGCTTCAAGTGTTTTCCGGTTGAAAAGCTGGTAAGTCTCGCCGTTCTTAATCCAGTCAGAACCTTTACAGGCATAAACTCCGGCAGTGAAACGAGCGCAGAACGCATAAACCCAGTCAGTGTAATGACCACTATCCACAAGAGTAATCGCAATTTTGTATTTTTTGCCGTCATCAGCAACAAAAGTTGTATTTTCTATGTATTCCGCGAGCCTATCCCATACGCCGTAAAAATCTTCCGTCGGACCGTCAAACTTCTGAAAATCCACAGTCCAGGTAACACCGCGATCAGAAAATCCTTTAGTATCAACATAAAGACATTCCTTCTGAACATCCACCGCACAGGTAATAATCCAGATAGGACTTCCTGCATCCTCGACCGCCATTTTATTCGGAACCTTGCCGCGCGCAAAACCATACCGCTTATGCAGCAACGCTTTTTCGCGCCTGATCTGTTCGTTCTGTTCCCGGAACGGTAACCCCTGCTTCAAATTGCGGAAAGCTCTGTAACCCTCTTTGTCTTTAATCCTGTTGTTTTTTATGTCCCAGCATTTCGCCCAGGCAATTACAAAGTCTTCCCAGGAAAACATTCCCGGAGGATTATAAATCGGCGAAAGATGATAACTTCGCGCATCCTTTTCATCGCTTTTTTTAGTCGGCCGCCATTCGCCCTTTTCCATGATAATTGCCTTATCATAGTTTTTCATGATTTTGCCGCAATACGGACATTTATATCCTACAGTTTCCAGCTTCGGCTGAAAGTTTTCGTCATTTTCCCAAACAATACCACCAATCTGATTATCATGCCCCTCGTCCCATACAGCCCATTCAAGCGGCTGCATTTCACCGCAGTATTTGCAAGGCACAAAAAATCGGCGTTCATCGCCCAGCTGATAAAGTCTCCAGATTTTAGAAGTCTGTTCTACCGTCGGAGTAGAACCGAAATAGATTTTTCTCGTTGAAGGGTAAGCGTCAGAACGCGCAATCGCAAGATCTTCCATCGTTCCTTCACCCTTGATGTTCTCGCTCATACCGTCAAGCTCATCAACAAGAATTATTTTATACGAAAAGTTTCGGAACCTGTTACCGGACCGGCCGCCGACAGCATGAAGATAACCGCCTGGAAATTCCTTTTTGAATGAAGTATCACCAGTATTTCTCGCGCCGGCAGCTTTTTTAGTCTGAGCAAAAATCTTGTTGCGCAAACCCGAAGTATCAATCATGCGGTCAATTTTCGTATCCATCGCCAGCTTTGCCATACCCTCATCAGGCAAAACGTAAAGCATTGGAGCCGGATTACAACCGATGCCGTAAAGCATGACAGTTTCCAGAATTGCCGTAGTTGCTCCAAGCTGATTGCCCTTCATAATGTAAACTTTATGAATCGGACTTTCAGGGCTGAAATTATCGACAATCTCTTTAAAATACGGAAACTGCTTAAAAGAAAACTTACCCGGAAACGGTGTCAGGTCCGCAGCCATATAGCGCACCTGACAAACATAATCACTAGGTTTCAGATAATTTCTTTTAGCAGTTAAAGCAATAAAGCTCTTTTTGAGAAAATCAATATCCGCCTGATTTATTACGCACTTCAAATCCCACTCATCCTCACGTTATCATATAAACTTTCATCACCATAAATGCAGTGGTAAATATCGCCTCTGAATAATTTGAAAATGCAGAAACCGCTTCCGATTTTATCTTTGTGAATCATTCTGTAACCAGGAAGCGGAACGCAAAGCGGCACAACGTCATTAACATGAGCATACTGCCAGGCATCAGAAACACAGCTTTTTACATATTCCCAAGTCTTACGCCCCCATAAAGGTTTAGGCGCGCCGAATGTAATAACATAAGGCTTAATATGAGTTCTGTAATGAAAATCCTCAGCTGCAAGAACGCTCATTGCGCCGCCGTAACTCCAGCCGCAGATTTCAACCCTGTAATTTTTATGAACCTGAACCGCACGAATAAGCGCATCCATAACAAGATCATTACAGCTTTTCCAGGCATTACCCCAGCCGCGCGCTACCTTCATGCAGCTTTCCTGCTTTTTGTAAATCTTCACCGGAAAATCAAAATTATTATGCCAGTCTCTATCCGTTGTAGATTCTTCAAACAAAAGCCTTACAGTTTTTTCATCATCGTAAACTTTAACAGCCCAGTCCACATCATCACCGCTTTTTGTGTACTGAGTTCTTTTAATTTCCTCGTAAAGTTCATTCGGCTTCATTTTCCTTTTCCTCCCACTCTTTTTTCGCACAGCCATACATTACCATTTTTTTAATGCCGCACTGACAAACCACCGCCGGAACAGCTCCGGCAAAAGGACAATGACCGTACACCCTTTCCGCACACTGATTGTTTTCGCTCACCGCGCAGAAACTATAGCAGGCTTCTTTTTTGTCGTTATTGTAATCAACAAATCTGATCATATTGTCCTCCTGTTACTACTTTTGAAAGTAGTAGCTATTCAAGCCTTTTGAATAAAATCATTAAGGCAAATACAAACCTCTTACCGAGTGGCATTTCCTTAATCTGATCATAAAGAACGCCCTGAGCTTTTACATAAGCATCCTTTACTTTTTTATTCACACT